CCAAACATTGTACTAGCAGCACCACCATACGCACTTGTCATTGCAGACTTAGCAGAGATACGAGAACTCCATGCGGCAGTACGCTGTTTCTGTGCGCCAACACGCCCCATCAAAGAGATCCCACCAACGTCCCAATCTCTTGTCTCTTCCTCAGACTCCTCTAGAGCAAGGAAAGAACCAGAAGCAGTAGGATCATAACCAGCAGCAGAGGCAAGAAGAAGGTTTCGAGATCTAGCAGCTTGATACTCTTTCTCTCTCGCAATACTCTCTTCTTTCGCTTGAAGCTCTGCCATCTTAGCTTCTTGTTCATACTGTTTAGCCTCGGCTTCGTATGCAGCCTGTTGATATTTCCCCGCCTGAATCTGCGTATATGCAGACACAGCAGTTGAGGCAATTAATGCAGTTTCCCAACCCATTACAATGTAACCTCCATTGATAGACTCAATATAGTGGCATCTAAGGGGGTGTCAGCTTCAATAGTAATCTGACCCTCTCTGCTCCAGCCCATCATATAAAACCTTTCGTGTCCTGTCTTTGGTGTAGGTGCAGCAGACATATCATCATTCACATTACGCAAGATCAGATTTGTCCCATCAACCTCAATACCAAGTGTTGAATCAAGATTAACATCAACAGCAGAAATACGCTTAGGAAGATTGAATGTTGAACCATTAGGCATCTCAATCTCGATAGGCAGAGTCTTTAGAGTAGCATCATAAGAGAACCCTACCTGTACTGAATTAGCCTTGTATGGAGAAATATCCAGATTGCCAGAAGCGTCTACGGTGAACTTGCCTAAATCATAGGCATTCTTTCTATAATCAGAGTCAGCGATCTTTCCATGTGCCGCAACAACATGAACCTCTTGGCTTGTCCAATTAGTCAGTCCCGTGAACGTAGACGTTTCGCTAGCTGATTCACTAGATGATTCGCCCATATCAAGCGTAAACGTGTCGTCAAGTTTCTCCAGTGAATAAACCGTAGAACCACCCACTGTCCTTTCAACACAGAAGAAAACTTCGTCCAATACCGTAACAACATTCTTAACATTACCGTCAGTAACCCACTTAACCCAAGAAGAGATCTGTTCAACTCGCACAGCATGATAGACAGCCAGAGAGCCATCATTATTCACAAAGAACACATATTGCTCTGGGCGCTCCTTCATACCGTATAGTACAGAAGCATCCACAATCCCATCAGGATCGATCAGGTGATTCGACGCAAGAGAGATAGCATTAGCGGTATACCCACCATTAATCTCCTCCCACAAGAACTCACGAACAGCCGTACCAATCTGCTGAACAAAGATCGTAGCCCGATCAAAGATCATTGGAGATACGTTACCGCTACCGTATGGTGATTGCTTACGGATATTGAACGATGTTGGAGAGAGAGGATTGTCCTGACTCTCTGGACAGTAGAACTCACCCTGATCTGTATAGGCTTGCAGAGTACCAGCAGAGATAAGGTGGTTAATTGTGTTTACCTTATCAGCCGCAATGGAAGCCTGAACACTCTCATCATCCAGTGCTTCGCCAGTATCGAAGTTATAGAACGCTGCAACCTTGGAACTGAACAGATGGCTAGGTAGATTCTTCGCCCCACCGAACCACAACCTCTGACCGTGGAATGTAACCGATCTAGCCCATCCCTGTGCAGGACTCATAGCACACTCAGTCCAATCAGCAGTAGCCTGTGGAGAGATAGTCGATACACCAGTAGCGTCTGACTCTGCACCAGAAGTCCCACCTACAGTAGTCGTGTTATTCTCAAATAGCGCACGTTTTCTATTGGCTACTCGGATCACATTGCCAGTGATAGAGACAATCTCGCCCTCGGCATTAGTATCTGCCTGAGTACAGATCTCACCTACTTCAAACTGAGAGGCATCTTGTACTGTTACGTCCTGACCCTCATAAAGATCCTGACGTACAGTGGCATTAACTACAGTGGAACTAACAAACTCGGTAATCTCACACTGTCTACCTGAGACAGCAGCAAGACAGCCATCATGATCAGAAGTCCAATGTGCTGCACTGGTGGTAAGAGTAATACTTCCAGTGGTTGCCGAAGCCTGAATGGTTACACTATTACCAGCATACTTGTACTGTGGCGAGTACATAGGCCAACCACTTGTATGTGTTGACCATGACCAATTAGCCCGTGTAAATGATGAGGCTCCAGTACGAGTGATAACCTGCATCCTGAAATCTTCATGCGTCAGAATCATGGTATCGCCACGCTGAGCATAACGAATCTCGTTAAGCTGAGCAGTAGTCCAAGGACAGCCAGTTAGCTGTGTCTGGACAGTAGAGCCATCAGCAGGATCATAAACGTCTAAGGTAGTGTTCCCTAGAGCGATGATATAAGTTTGATCCTTGTTAAAAACAAAAGGCAGCAATCTTTTTGCTGCCCCAATGTTAGATAGCTTCTTTGTTCCCCTTCTCCGTCGAAGTCCACCCTGAACAAGCTGCATCCAATTCTCAATGGTTTCAGCACCATTGTTATACATTTTGGTATCAGGACGACCCTTCATCAAGGGATCTAATGCACCCCCTGAAAAGTTAGTCTGTATAGTACGAACATTAGCCACGCGCATTCACCAATCGGTTCATCTTCAACTTGCGTGAAGTCTGAGCGCCACTATCTACGTTACGAGCTTTCTTCAACTGGATCTCTGCTTTCTCATCATACATGGCAGCAAGATCAGCTTTCATGGTTACACCACTAGCCAATGCAGAAGCTAGACGATACTCAACAGCAAGACGGAAGTATGCAGGCCAATCAGACTCAGCCGCCTTATAGATACCGTCAAGAACTACAGTAGAGGTAGTCGCTGCATCACAGTAGATATTATCGTCGTAACGATCATATTTGATAATCTCTCCGTTCTCACGAACATTGCGAACCAAGAGAATATCAGAAGGAATTTGGTAGCCAGCAGTCCACTCAGCAGTAGGAGTAGCCTCTAGCCTATCTAGCTCACGTTGAGCCATTGCGAATCGCCAAGGATACCCGGCTAATTCAGATTCTACGATCTCATCATACACACCATTAAGAACAATGGCCTCTGTTGTATTCTGAGTAAAAGAGGTGATCGGAGAAATGCCAACAAAGGCACAAGCCTTCTGAGCAATCTCGATGTCATTGACAGCACCCATTAGCTTTTCCCCATAAAGGAGAGGGAGTAAGGCATTTTGCGCTACCTTACCCCCTCTATACTACTTATGTTTCAGTATGCTTAACGATATAACAACCATCGTCGTCAATTACAGAAGCACCCTGAGACATAGAGGCAACGAGCAAGTGAGCCTGCTCTTTACCCTGCCAAGTTACGTCCATAGAAACGTCCTGACCTACACCCAGACCAACAGCGGAAGAGTGATAAGCCAGCGAACTACGAACGCTAGTGGCAACATCAAGGCCAGAGTGAGTCATAATCAGGAATGACATGAAACGCTTAGAAGAGAAACCTGCACCCTTCCAAGGAAGCTCCGCTTCAGGTACATAGTCCCGACTAGCAAACTCTGTAATGCCCATCAGATCAGTCCAGCCCTGTGGGGAAACCAGCATAATGCGGTTGCCATCATCAGGAACATCGTCAGTACCGAACTGCTCATATACCTCTTCCAGCTTAGCCTTAGTCAGCGCACCAGTTGCAGAGGTAGCGTTGATAGTGCCGCTATCAGAGATAGCAGAGATAATCAGATCGTCAGACTTACGGCCCAAAGCAGCAGACAGAGAAGTAGCAGCAGCGCCACGCTCGTCATGCTGAATTTTCAGCTCGTCCAACTTATCGATCATCTCAGCACTGTAGTAGTCAGCCAGAGTACAGAGTACGGTTGAGTGTGCAAGATCGTTGTAAGAAACAACACCGTTACGAGTCTTAGTGCCAGCAGTTGCAGTAGCAATCTTCTGGAAGGTAGTGGACTCACCCTTTACCATCTTCTTACGAACGGTATTAAGCAGCTTTGAGCCATTGCGCTGATATGCAAGATGCACCTCAGACTCAAACTGCTTAATAAAGGAAGTATCAATTGTATTAGCCATTTCAGCTCTCCAATATTAATTAAACGAAAGTCAGGTTGTCCTTTGATCGCTTAATTTCAGTTGTCCCGGAGGGCTGAAATTGACTACAACAGGGCCATCAAAACGGATCATAGAACTTTTTAATCTGTTATGCAAACTATTTGCTATAGAGCTTGGCCCACATATCAGTAACTTTTTGCTTATAATCGTTGTCGATAGATCCGGTTTTCCAGTATCGAGGATCGTTCATCATCTCCCGAATCTTCTCTTCCGATACCTCACCAGTTGGTGCTTGATTACCAAAACTAGCCAGATCAGGTTCCCCTGTCTTACCAATCAGAGTCTCCAGAACATCAATTGCAGCAGCAGAAGTAGCAAACTCAGCCACCGCGTTGTACTGATCCTCTGTCAGATTACTAGCCATCCAACCATCAACAGCATTGATACGATCTTGACCATTCTCACCTAGCTCAGCAACAGCATCTTCCTTGTTAGGCAAGGAGTAGGTAATATCAAAGAACTTCTGAATACCCTCTTGATACTGATCTTGGGTCAACTTCTGTGCATGGGAAGTCTCTTTCCACCATTGAAGAAGAGAATCTTCCTCACTGATCTCAACCTCCCATCCTTCGGGCGCATTTTCCAAAGTTGGTGGCTTATACTCATAGCCATCAACGGAATCAGGTACACCTTCCATACGGGATTTGTTTAGATCAGTCTCGATAGACTCTCGCAGAGAATCTTCTTTCTGTCCGATCTTAGACTCAAGCTCCCCATAGGACTTGAATGCGGCCTCTAGGTTTACTTCATTGTTATCACTATTCCAGAATTTTTCTGGGACATATTCAGGGCGCGTTATCTCTTGAGGCTCACCCTCACTAGGCACGTTTTCTTCACTCACGGTAGTTTCTCCTTACCAAGATTGATTCTTTGTTGGATCACGCCAACTAGGAATCGTTGACCCTCCATGTGTAGGAGGGAGTTAGTATCAACGGCGGGGCCATTGACCCGCTCTATCGTTACCCTTCTAAGGTAATCAAGAGCGAACTCGCCAGCCTCGCCGCTAAATGCTAATGCCAAAGCCTCATTGATCTGCTTCTCGATCTTGTGGCTTCGATTTACCCCATCGGGGCTTACATATTTACGCTTCTTTTTCTCATCCGTCATGGCATAAGTTTTTGCATGGCATCAGCCATTTGAGCTGCACCGCCCGGTTGGTTGGCTTCTGCCGTAGCAAGATTTTCTCCGATTTGTCGTTGAGTTGCTTGCCGTTTCTCATCACTGATAAGGAGTTTTTGTGGTACTTCGTACCATTCTGCCAGTTGCTCAACTGCTTTAGCAGGATCGATATACTGAGCCGCTGCTTGCTGGCCCATAGTATTTGTCACCATGCCAATGAAGTTGGTCAACTGCAAAATATCTTGTGAGCGTTGCGCTCTAGCCAGAGGAGACTTGGCAACAATACGAATTTCCCGACCATTAATCTTGGGAAGCTCGATCATTCCACGCTTCTTCATAATATGAACAACGCGCATCACTACAGGATTAACAAACTCAGACAATAGACGACCATAGGCAGACCCAATTACCTGTGCAAGAGATCCCTGACGAGCAGAAACCTCTGTTGCAGACATTGGGGTTTTGTCCATAGGGCCAAAGTCTTCGTTATATAGAGCCTTTTTGATGTTCTCCCGCATGGAATCCAGCACCAATTGACTTACATCAAACCGAGACGGAGACTGAACACCCTGCAATCCACGACTATTAGGGTCTACAGAGAGGATCGTGCCGGGTACTAGCTCGATATTATCCACATTCATAGAGCCATCGTCATCCATCTGCCAGATACCACCGATAGCAAACTGAGCATTCTCCAGAATAAGCTGAACAGTCAGGTTAGCTACCTTGATTGCTGGCAAGGCGTTCATCAAAGGACCGCGACCATAGGTTTCCATTGCTGCTTTTGACCAGCGGAAGTTGACCCAAGGCCGAGAACCTTCACCAGACAGGGTAGCAGTAGCCACTTGAGTCTTGGTTGACACCTCGATTACTTGATAGATATAAGATTCTTTAGTCTTATCAGCCCAATCACGGTAGATACAGTCAATGAAATTCAGATCTGTGTCTGGATCTTCCTTGATCTTGTTAGACAGGCCATCACCTAGCTTGGCTTTAGGCCAAAGAACCTTAACATCACGGGCTTTTACAGTACGCTCACGGAATACACCGTCGATTTCACCGTATGGGCCACGGTCAAGAATGACCTGAGATAGAGGTACAGCAGTAAATTTAACCGGATTCTTCTCATCCCCTTCCTCGATCAGCATATTGCCAGTGCCTACGGCGAGATCAAGGAAAGATTCACTAGCTTCTTGGGAGAAGTTAGAGTTACTAATCACTTCGGCTACCGCCGCAGAGACTTCATCAAGCTCAGCTTGTAGTTCCTGACGCTGCTCGGGTGGTACATCAGTACCCGGCTCGAATCGGAACCAGTTTGCAAAATTAGGGATCAGACCGTATTGCAATCTTGACGCAAACTCCTGTACTCCAGTAACAGCAGTCTCATCAAAGATTTTATCCATTCTGTCTGCGCCTGCTTCCTGCTGGAAGAAGGACTCTCTCAGAGGTAGAGCGTATTCATAACACTCTTCCCAGACATTAATCCAATTAGATCTGGCTTTCTTAGCGTTTGAGAAACGCTTTAGTGCAGCCTCTATGTTA